TCAAGTTGTCGAACCTTAACGCGTCCGTTTTTATCCCAGTTGCTGTCGAGTTTTACTTCAACCTTTCCGGTAGCGTCATCAACAGGATCGTCGTAGAACTCAAACTCACGCTGCGGATATTCATACCAGGTTCCGCAAGGAGTTGTTGCCCATATACCTCGGCTTGCGTTGACCACCATCGTGACAGTAGGAATGACCTGCTTTTTGTCCAGCAGCGTTTCCTGCCCGTTGATATTGATATCCAGAATTTCGAATTCAGCGGTGATAGGCAGGCCTATGTGGACGACAGCACCTGGTGATTCCAGCGTGACAGAGCCACCAGTTACTGTTTTCTGTGGTTCAACGCTGGCATCTGACAAGATGTTTACCGTCTGCCCTTCGAGGTGGGACAGGCCGCCGAACGTTTGGCGCGCCATTTGCCAGTTAGTTGTGGCCACATTGCGAAGCACTGGCGGAACGTTGCGGTTGAAGCGCACGACCACCGCAGTGTTGCTTGTTACCGAGATGATATCGCCACGCAGCTCTTTAGCCACCGGTTCGTTGGTGTCTGGATCCGTGCCGGTATATGGGAACTGAATCTGAGCACCAACATCGGTATTAACGAAATACGCTCCACCACTCACCGTAACCGGATAATCAACCTGATAGCTCCAGTCACCCGAGCCACCGCTGATGGTCATTGTGCGTGATGATGTATTACGCCCGTCGTAGCTCAGTCCGCAGTCGACAAAGAACGCATCTTCATCGTTGGTGAACAGGCGACTGGACAGGCGTTCGATGTAACGTTTTGTCTGCCCGTTGATGGTACGGTTAACCACGAAGTAAACAGCATCCTCGCTGCCTTCACTGATAGAGCAGGTGCTTTCGTATTTACCGGCGCTTGATTGTGGCGCCCATGCGAAAACCTGCTGGTCGCGCAGATAGGTCAACACCAGCAATTTACCGTCATCACGAATGCAGAACGCGCTGCTGTAGGGAACGATGCAGAATGACCAGTCGACTATGCTGTGCTTCTGGAAAAGGTGGTTTGCCAGTATGGTAAGGTCGGTTCCCTGATACCCGTCGACGTCGAAGGAGTAAGCCAGATCGCGCACAACGCTTCCCTTCTCCTGGATGAACAACGCGATGTTTGCCACGGCGATAGGTGGTACGTTGCTGGAACCGTTGTTCCCCTGGGAGCTGAACGAGAACGCCGCCGGAGTGAGGACCTTATTCTGGTCCCCGGATATCGTATATTCCCCGCCAGATGTCAGAGCAACCAGGTTGCCAACGTCAATCAGGTGACGGATCTCATTCACCTGCCGACCGGCGTAAGTGTAGATAATCCGATCGTCATCCTGAATAGGGTTGTTCTTTCCAAAATCTTTATAGTCGCCGGTACGACTCGCCCAAATGGTTTGCGGGTATGCTGTAGAAGCGGCAAAGTACAGGCGCTGCTGATAGTAAACAACGGTGCTCGGGTAGCCGTTAACGCTGTTCCATGCGTATTTCGCCCACTTATAGCTTGCGTTAGTGGAGCCAACCACCTGAGACGGAATGAATGAAACCACATCGGCAGTTGCGGTCAGGCCATCGCCAGCTACTGCTGTGATTCTGGCAATGCCGAAACCGCTGTGCAGGTACTCCCACTGGATCCCGGTGTCATCATCTCCAGTACCGCCCCAACCATCCCACGACATACCTTCAGTGTGAGATGGTCGAAGTGTTCCGGTCTTGCCCGCAGTATTTGCGCGGTAGTAGTTGCTGTCTGCACGGCGGACATCGTTGATTGCTGTGGTCTTGCTGGTTTCCCATACCGGTACGGAATCAATAGCAGGCTGCTCGAGATAGAAAAGTTTTCCGACCTGCTCAGCACCGAAGATGGCAGAACTCGCCGTCAACGTAATGGTTCCGGTGCTGGCGCTGGAGTATACCTTCACTGTCTCGTCAACGTTAATATCTTCGAACGGTCCGTTTTTTGTGGTGACGTCGACGATCTGCCAGTTGTCGTGCGCGTAGCGGCGCAGTTCTTTCGGCGGGTATGCAGGATGCACCAGCGTCAGAACGTCAGCGCTCTGCGTGAATTTTATGCGGAAAAGGTCGGTATCAGCATACGGCATCGCCAGCTCATAAATCACATTACTGGTCGTCAGAACATAAGCTCCGTCTTTAATGACGCGCATATAGTTATGACCGAACTCAAGCGCGTAGGTCTGGACGGTCGAGAACTGAAACGGGATTAACCGGCACTTGCGATCAGGATATTTAGCTGGGCCAACAAAGCGCGTACCGGGTCGGTTCTCGACACCGCCATACTGACGAACAATGAAGTTATCGCACTTGCGAAGCGCCACCTGATACTTTGACATATCAATGCGGCCATACAGTGACGGACCAATTTCACCACCGGCAAAGCTCGGTTGAATCCAGCTAAAAGCCATTATGACAACCTCGCTGCTGTGAACTCATCTACCGGCGGTTGTGGCTCCTGTGATTCGTTCTGGCTGTGTGAGCCAGCACTCAGGATCACGCGGTTGTACATAGTCAGTGCGTTGTTACCGAGATCTGCGCTACCGGTCAGCGCCATATTGATGGCTGCAGCCAGACGCCAGGAAAGCGCCTCCATGAAAATGGCGTCATACATATTGACGTCAGTAACCCGCGCCACGTACTTCAACCACGCTTTCGGCTGATCGGTGTAAATGAGCTTACCTGTCAGGTCCTCATTGGAACCGACAACATACTCAATGCGCTGCGCAGCGGTGGGGTTGCGTATACCAGACGACATGATCTCGGTTATGCGAACACAATCAGATGGGTACTGGTAAGCGTATTGCCAGTCTGGAGGTGGATTATTGGTATCAGCCAGCGCCACGCGCTTGGTAGCAAAGTTCCAGTCGAAATCAGCCAGAGCAGCATCGCGACACGCATCAAAATGCAGTGAGCATTGCCCGGCTTCTTTGCTGGCTTCGTTAAGACTGTTAATGCTGCGGCTGTTGCCGATATTGCTCAGCGCGCGGTTGCAGATCTCGATAACGGAGGCCATTAATCATCCTCCCCGCCGTAGAGAGTTTGCGCTGCTGATTTAGGTTGCTCACCGGATACTGGGCTGAGTGCCATATCAGTGATCTGCAGACTGGCATTATGCTGCATTCCATCTTCCGTTTCGCGGGTGGACGTCGAGCGAATAGTTGCCTTTGCGGTGATCATTACTTCCGTGCCAGCGGATTGAGGCGTTGCCTTGAGTTTGGCGAGCGTCTCGTTGTTCAACTCAATGCAAAGGCCCCACGGATAATCATCACGAGTCTGGGTTTTACCATCCTCATCCTGATAAGTGTCGGTGCCGGTTTTGAGGTTTACCAGATCCATAACGGACTCCTGCAAGAAGGGGGCCGAAGCCCCCTGTTTGATTAGCGAGGCTTAGACGCCAAGTTCTTTACGCTTATCTGCGATCTTCTCGCGGAGCGTTTCGGCTTTAGCGTTGTGATGCGGTTTCTCGTTGAAGAGAAACTCATACTCTTCGCGGAGTTTATCCAGACCATCATCAGCGCTATCCGCATCGTTCAGCGGCTCCCGCTCAGCAACGACAGCAGTTGGTTCACCTTTGTGCTTTGCTTTAGCCTTTGCGGCACGTGCAGCATCGTTCAGCGGCTCCAGCGCCGTTCCCGGCTCACCGTCATACTCAACTTCAGAGCCTTCAGGCCATAGGTTGTTATGAATGTGTGATAAACGCAGGACTCGGTATCTTGCTTTTTCACCTGACATCGATATCCCCTTAGCCAGTCACTTTTGAACGAATCGGGTAGTACGGGCTGTTGTTATCAACATCCAGGTTAATACCCGAGGTAAATGCGCCAGCCGTCAGCGGGCCAGTACCTACCGTGTAGTTCACGCGCAGATAGCGCTGAACCCCAGCCGGAACCTTCGCAGAGAACAGGCGCTTTCCAGCTGTCAACGCAGCCAGTGCCAGAGCGCCGCTGTCGTAGATAGTGGTCCAGGTGGAATTGTCCTGGCTGGTCTGTAACTGAACGTTCAGGGTCGCAGCACCAGCAGCGGTAGCCGTAGTGTCAACGGTTGCCCAGAACTCCAGCGGATAACCAACGCCGATATCGCGGCGGGTGCCGTCGATAGGACCAAGGTCAATCACATCCGTAGAAGCAGCAGAAGCTGTAACCGCCTGCTTCTCGGAGAACATCAACAGTTTGTCGAGGATCATTTTCTTTCTCCATTCATGGGCCGGTTAGGGCCCATCAGTTAATAACAGGCGTTAAACAACGCGCGCTTCTGTTTCCAGAATCGCATCGGTTTCACGGATTGGGATGCCACGGAAAGTGGTCCACCATTCGCCCTCAGTCTCTTTGACGGACAGAGCCAGAGAAGCTTTATCCAGAGATTGCAGATCGAGCGCCTGAGCAACGGTGCGGTTCATGTAGAAAGCCGCGCGCCCCATCTTCAGGTTAGGAACGCGGTGCAGCGCTTTAACCATCTGGGTGACGATGTTTGCAGCAGAAGCTGGAACAGACAGATCGCTCACATCGATATTGGCGATGCGAACAACGTAGCGCCAGTCACGCAGTGTCAGGCCGTTATCCCACTTGTAGTGAGTTCGGTAACCCTGATATTGACCACCAGCAGAATCGCGCAGAGTTTTCTCACCGAGGTCTTGCATCTGCAGGCCGGCTTTCTGGCCTTTAGGGAAAATACCGTGAACAGTGTTTTCACCCCACACAACCAGCCAGATAGAAGTGTTATCAGTGCCGGTTCCGCCAGCGTCGATAATGTTCTGCCCGTTACCTGCTGATTTACTGGAATAACGGGATGCCAGCCCCATAAACTGCTGCGGATTAACGCTGGTATCACCATAGAACAGGGTCTGAGCCATCTTCTGGTTCATTGCCTCAAGGAATGCCCGATCTTCAGACAGACGGAATTCAGCGGTGTTACCGTTCAGATCTGCCAGAGACTTATCGATTTCTGCATAAGTTTCCAGCATGCCCATCGTATCAGTAACCTGAGCAGTAGTACTTTTGCTGTTCTGTACGCCATAGTTCAGCAGACGCCACGTCGCATCAGGAAGGCCAGTGCGTACAGTGGTTTTATGACCAGTTGGAGAGTTACTCTCCATGATCATCATGTCCAGGAGAATTGGGTTTGTCTGGGAAAGCAGTTCGATAATCTTATCGACTTTCCCGTTTGGATCGATGCGCTTACCCCAGTCTGCCAGCGTCAGCGCAGTTAAGCCTTTAACAGCCATGGTTATTTCCTCTCTTATTTGCCATAGAGCACTTCGGCAGCACTACGCTGACCGCTTTCTTTCCCGGTTACCATGCCGTCTTCAGACATGGCTTTACCGATTTTCACGAACGCCTTGACCAGTTCAGGGTGATTACCCAGGCCAGTGCCTTCCAGATATTCTTTCAGTTCAGGCGTACCGAACTGAGCAAGAGCACGCTGTGCAGCGCTCAGGTTACCGGTGAGCTTATCGCCGCCGATCTCCTTGTCTGCCTTCACGTCAGCAGCCCACTGCTCGGTGGTTTTCTGCCAGGCTTCAACCTGCTGCTGCTGGACCATTGGCATGATCTTGGTGCCGTACAGGTCGACCATCTTCTGTGCCTGCTCATTGGTCAGGTTCAGTTCACGGGCGATAGGCTCGAACTGCTCCAGAGCAGCAGCATCAAGCTCCTGTCCTTCGGCTGGTTTGAACTCGTATT